CGCGTCTAACAAAGGCATTGTTAGATTGAACTAGGCTATTGTCTTTCATTTGGATTTCTCCTTTAGTTTGTCCTTGGCCTTGTTTTCGGCCTTTTCCTTTCTGATATCCGTTTCAACTCTGATGCGATACGCCTCAGCGTCTTTAGGGCTATCAAACCAAACGCCCGATGCTCTCAGGCGCTCTGCTTCTTTTTCATCAACAACACGCATGTCATCGATAGGGTGAAAAACGCATGTAAGCATCGGTCACGCTCCTTAAGACAATACTTTGACTGCATATTGTGGGTGCCACTTAAAGCCGCAAAGTAAGTCGATACGCATGTAGTTTTGGTACCCTAAAATGTCACCAGTTTGCGTTACCGCAAGTGATAAACCAGTCTCAGGGTCAACAGCTACAGACGCATAAGGCACTTGAAGCTTATAGAGTGGGGGACAAACGATATCCAAACCACGGCTTGGGTAAGCCACGTTACAGTTATAAGAACCAACCAAAGTCACAGGTGCGTTATTTGGAATAGGATTACTTACGTTTCTGTTCGGGTTTTGAGTATCAGAGATAATGATAGGTGCAACCTGTACAGACAAGTTACCTGTACCATTAGAACTTGCGTTTGCAGTCACAACAAATTGCATGTCCTGACCAGTAGACGCACGACCTACAGGGTTAACAGACTCAACACCTGCAATTGAGAACACATCACCTACAACGAAGTAGTCAGTAACGTTAATAGTCGCACCATCCATAAGGATTGTGTTACCAGAAGTTACCTCACCATCAACCAACAACGCATCAGAAGAATGCAAACGTGGGCCTGCACCTGCTATATGATGTTTGATGTTCTGAGATTGGAAAATGTCAAAATAAGACAAATGTCCTATTGCAGAAGAACGCACGATGTCTTCGTTAAATACAGGAGTGAAGTTGTTAAGCAACGCACCTTTAAGACTAGAACCGTCTCGTACAGTCATTGCCATATAAGCATCAGACGCAATATTTACGCCTTGCTCAAGCAATTTAGCACCAGCAGTATCTACAGTGGTAAAGGAGTTAATTGCAACACCTGCGGTTCCTGTGAAGAAGTTAAGTTCTTGTTCAGCCGCTTGCGCAATGTCTTTTTCCATCTGAGTAATTACTTCCTGGATTGCAGGAGCAATAAACAGACGTGAAAAGTCCTCAATTCGCAACGTTAAGTCTTGAATTGTGTAGGCAATCAACGCATGGTATTGGTGGGCAATAACAATTGTTTCCACAGTTTCTATGATTGACTGAGGAGTTGCCACGCTACCATCACCAACGATGAAATGGTTTTGTCTACGAACTTGTAATGTATCGCCAATCTTATAACCAGAAGACACGAAGTCATCTTGATATATACGAGAAGCCGTCATTACAAACGGTGCATTGTTGGCAAACATTGCCAACGCAGTGTTACTGACTAGGTCAGTAGTAATAAATTGGTTAGCCATCCTGGGTCTCCATTTAATCCTTTAAATGGGCACACCCAAATGACCAGGGTCTCATTGAGTTTTAATCCTTAAAACCCTACATCACTTGAATGTACCGGCCTTCATCCTGGCTCTGATAACAGAAGCAGGAGTCTTATCCGTAATAGCTTGGGAAGCGACTGGATTTGCTCTGACGGCTCCTAGTGGTGCAGCTCGGCTTCCAACCTGCTTTGCACCACCATTGCCCATCAAAGAAAAGGACAGTTTGTTCACTTCCCTAGCTTGGTCTAGGGGATGGAGTTTTGAGATTCGTTGCAACTCAGAACGATTTTTACCTAAGCTATAAGCGACTTCCGCAGGGTTTTCGACAAGTAACAGCGCGTCCCGCACTGCGTCTGTAAAAGGGGCATCGCCTTCTCTTACGACATCGTCAAAATCCTCATACTTGTCAGATGCTCGGTCAAATTCATCATTCAAACGCTTATATTGCTTTTGAACATGAGCCTGACTTTGCGCCTCACGTGCTTGTCTCTCTTCGTGTTCCCTCATTCCAAGAGCCATGCGTACTGCGTGCTGTATCCTCGCCTCTTCACTCGCAATAGGCGGCATAGGCTGCCCAGGCGAATTATAAGGGTCTGGCTGATAGGTTGATGCATGAGGATTGGCACTGTCGCCTCTGCTATACTCCATTTGCGCTATGCGCTCATGAAGTTGTCGCATTTCCCTGGCGTGTTTCTTGGCTTGCATTCCCAATCGCTTCTTTACGCTAATGGGGTCATCCTCGTTTGCAAGTCCTTGTGATTCCTCTTGAACTCCTTGTTCTTCGGCATCACCTGGCCCTACACCGCCATTCTCAACATCTTCACTATCACCACTTAAACTTTCAGCAAGTTCGTTTTGGTCTTCGTCCATGACTTCTCAATCTCCATATCGACACGTAATCGCGCCCTAGGCCTTACGGTAGGCCTGAGACCCAGAGGAAATCCTTTCCTCGATGGTTATAATTATAAAAGGCTTTTAAAAGGACTTGTACGGCACATATAGCGGTTAAGAAAATAGTTAGTGGTTTATCAGGGGTTATCAGAGAAAATTGCGTAGCGAGCCGATTTGACCCGCTATGCAAGGATTTTTATCTTTCTTGAGATGGGTTTCTATGAACGCTTGTCAAAACTTGCGCCAATTTGGCGGAAAAGTCTTTATCTGCTTTCTCATAGTCCAATTCAATCTTGCGATTCTCAAGTCCCATCTTTTGACGTTCAAGGTGTCGCTTGTCAGCCATCTCTTGGGATTTCATTATCATTTCAGCCTGTTCAAGCAGATGTTTTTCTTTTCTGATACGAAGTTCCTCTGCTCGCTCCATGAGTTGTTGCTCCTCGATTTTCATCTTTTGCTCATTCATGGCCATTTGCTGTTGCTGCGCTTTCATTTGCGCTTGCATCATTTGTTCTTGGGGATTTGGTGGCTGGGGTGGCAACTGCTTACCTTCTTCCTCAGCGATAATTTGAGGTGGTACCAGAGACTTAAATCGTTGCGCAATTTGAGGCATGTATTGAACATCCAAGTTCTTAGCCCATAAATCCGCAATAAGCGGGAAAGTTTGCGGATTAGCTTGTATCGTCTGCTGGAAAAACTCAAGTGCAATGTCTTTTTGCACCGCGAAACTTGGCCCTGTGTCAATCTCCACATCATAATCACCTGTATCAAGTACGTTATCACGAATAGCCTCGCCATCTTCTGATTGGCCTACCACTTTATTTAATGTAATTGGCTCGGTACGACCATCTGCTTTAGAAACAATCATATGGCGCTCAAATTCACCTACAATGATGGGTAAAAGGTCTAAAACCACGCGACCGCCTTGTTCAATAGCTTGATTTAAGTTGTCAAACCATACATAAGCGGACATTGAGCCTTCCATTTTACGCTCACGTCTTGCTTTGCCGGACATATCGCGTCCTTGAAGCTGTTCTGTTTCTGAAAAGCCCATGATTTCTCGCATGTCTTGCGAGCCACGCTGGAATTGTTGCAATAGTGTCTGTGAAAGCTCCCAGGGTGGCATTTTTTGCGGCATTGCCCCTGTTTTTGGGTCAGGTTTTGCCGTTAAAATACCTGCTTGTAACTCTGGATTTCGCCATACTTGTTCGTTACCGAGTATGTTATCCGGTGTTCCAAGCCATTGCTCACGTCTTCTATTTTTAATCTCGGCTGCAATTTCAGAGCCAACATAGTTAACAAACTTCTGAGCGTCTTTAGCTTCATGAATAAATGACCTGGTGTATTGTTTGCCGTTAATGTAGTTTGAATCACCATCAACAAAGATGATGGGTAGGTATTTAGATGGCCAATCTGTAAAATCAATAATCTGATTTTGCGTTAAAATATACTGGCGTATGACATAATCTTTTGAATTACGCTCACCTACAATTTTCGGAATTTCACGAAGGATAATATCCCCAACCACTTTTGAGGATTTCGCCAATTCCTCCTTAACCTTAATTTCTTTTTGCATTTCCTCCCATTCGTCCTCGGTTACTGAATCACCGTTAGACAATAGAAGCAGCTTAATAGGGAACCATTCTTTGCGAGTGTACTTACAAACCACTATGGTATCGCGTGTTTCCCACTGAAAGTCTAATAGTGAGCGTGGGTCTGAATAACTTACAGGATTTGATACATGCGGATAGGTCGCATAAAATTCTTCTTTGGTATAAAGATATTGCCTTGAGCAAAAGTTGCCATCGCCTTTATGGGGCATCATGGCCGTGGGGTCAAATGACGTTCTACTGGCATCAGGTATGAGTTCATAGCGAATGGTTTGATTAAATGACAATGGATTTTCATAATCCAGGCATATTTCAAACGCACCATAACCCATCATTAACGCACTTCTAAATGCGGTCTGATAGACTAAATCATTCTGGCTTTTGTACGAGATAGTACGAACCAAGTCAGCACGTAAATCAATTTGCTTTTGATTGGCTTTACCCGTGAGCGAACGCACCATCAAATCAGGTTTGTTCTTGCGTTGTTCTCCTGCAATCTTTTTGGTGACATCATATAGCTTGTTGAATGTCATCGCAGGTTTAAACAGGCGCGAGAACTCGGAACGTTCCACTGC